CACCCTGAGTGTCTCCAGCCTGTTGCAAAGCGCTTGCATACTGAGCAAGTCCTTCTGGAGTGCTTACATCAAACTGTTGTGCCAAGGCATTGCGTTGGCTAATCAGACGCATCTGAGGGTCTTCTACGCCCATCAGACCAGCAAACCCACCAGCAGCACGACCAGCACCAGCTTGGATAGCGGCATTTGCATATTGCATAGGGTCAAGTTGTGCCATAGCAATAGCATCCCTCATCCCCTGACGATTGCGATCTTCCTGATACATCTCAGGGCTAACACCAAACAAACTTCCAACAATATCTGTTGCCATGATTACTCCTTAATTTTAATTTGATTAAGAGCGAGCATACTTGCCCAACCCGTAGTTTTCATCGTATGAAATACCAATTGGAATATTTGATGGTGGATTTTGTTGCCAATCAGGAAAAAGGGCATCTGGTTGAATGCCAAACTCGTCGGTACGCAAAGGATTTATGGTGGTTCCTGCGCCAAATAGTCCTGGCAACGCACCGCCAACAAATTCACCCAATGCGCCACCAAACTGAGTGTTTCCACCAGCACCAACCAATGCCCTTGACAATGGGTTGTATTGCATAGAAGGAAGTCTAGCAGCCGCTGCCGCAGCGGTTCCTCTGATTCCAAGTTCGCCAGCCCTTGCACCAGATGCAGAACTCAATTGAGCCAATTGCTGACTTATTGACAAAGGCTGTTGTCCAAGTTGCTCAAGCTGTGAACCCACGCCAATACCAGTGCTGAATGGCGCATAAGCACCCGTCAAGCCCTGACCATAAGCGCCAAGCAGATTAGCACCAGAGCCTAGCAAACCAGCACCAAACTGCTGACCTTGCTGAGTTAAGCCAACTCCTTGACCATATAGGCCAGCACCAGCAAGTTGTTGAGCCTGTGTTAAGCCTGTTCCTTGTTGATACAAACCAGCACCAAACTGCGCTCTTTGTTGTCCAGCTTGTTGTGCGCCAGCAGCCAATTGAGCATCTTGTTGAGCCAAAGCGTTGTAATACGCTTCCATCTCAGGAGATGCCGCCCGTAGACCTTGACCACCACCAGGACGCACCCCAGTTGCGCCAACAGACAGGCCACCACGACCAGTATTAAATAACTGGTTTTGCAATTGAGATAACTGACGCTCACGACTTGGAGCCAACAAGTCCATTTGTGATCTCATGTATTCAGATGCAGCTTCTTCTGGAGACTTAGCCAAATATCCCAATCCAAGATTGGTCAATGGCTGACCAGCTTGAGACTGCATATATTGCTGAGCCATTTGACCAATTGGCGCACCTTGTTGAGTTCCCAAGTACTGTTGACCAAGACCAAACAAGCCTTGTGCGCCAGCAGTCAAAGGAGCATACCTACCAGCCGCTTGCTCTGCCTCAGTCAAGCCTTGACCAGTTAAGGCCATGACTCTATCTTGCATTGCCTTGAGTTCTGGGGTTAACTGATAACCAGCACTTGTCAATTGACCAGTTGTAGGATCAACTTGGAATTGGCTTGTGCCAAACCTTGTGGTTGTTCCAATAGGTCTGAACTGTGCGCCAGGAACCGCCCTACCAGTTGCCTCAGAAATCATCCTAGCTTGTTCTTCAGATGCTTTAGCCGCAGTTTGACCAGCCAAAATGCCACCAACGCCACTAACAGCACCGCCAAGTAAGTTGCCTAATTGACCTGCTGCGCCACCAAGTTGCAATGATGGTTGCCGACCAGTAACGCCACCCAATAGTCTTTGCAAAGCACTTTGAGTTGCAGGTTGCCGCGCCCCACCTCCACCAGCACCAAGTAATCTTTGCAGTTGACCAACAGTTAGATTCCCATACATGGATGGGTTTTGATTTGTCCCAAGACCACCAGCACCACCTGTTGGATCATCGTAAAACTGTGTATTACTACTATTCATCATGCCTGTTGGATCAGTTGCATAATCAATTGGAGTTCCTTGATAATTGTAAAGTTGATTGTAAAAATCATCTTCTGTTCCATAATATTGACCAGCCCCGCCTGTTGGGTCATCATAGGTTGCCATATTTTCTCCAGTGCTTCCAGTAATCGGTGTTTGTGGTGTTGGTAAGGGGATATCAAATCCAGATACATCTGGAAAATCAGTTGTTGTATCAAATGCAGTTGTGTTTGCTGGAATTGTTGACTCATAAGGAGCCAACTGACTCTGCAAATCTTGTTGACCAAGAAGAGCCTGTTCTTCAGTAGGGACAGTTACACCTGAATTTAATGGGTTTGAACTTGATGTTAAGCTATTAATTCCAATGCTTTTAACAGCACCAATAGCCGACTCTTCTAAGTTTTTTCCACCAATCAATCCAGCAACAGTGTTTTGTGCAAGTTGACCAGTAAGCCCACCACCAGCAGAGCCAGCAATGTCAACACCACCAGCACCCAATAGCCCACCTGTTATAGTGTTTTTGGCTATGTTCTCTGCCATCTTTTCGATGGGTACACCCGCAGCAGTTTGGAAGATTGCCGATGAAGCCGCCGCACCCGCTAGACCACCGCCCAACTCAGCCGCCAATGGTGCGCCAAAAATAACTGCCGCATAAGGAGCAAAATCTCTAACTATCTTATTTTGAACATCCCAAAATTTCTTACCTTGAGATTCTCGATAAGTTACTTGCTTTTCAAAGTCTTGAATTGGCGCAACTCGTCCAGTTTTTGGGTCTGTTTGTAAAAATACATAATGCCCACCACCAGCAGTCTCATTTCCTACATCAGCATATTTAATGTCTTCTCTGCCTGGAACATCAAATAGTGCCCCGACTTCTCTACCACTGCCATCTCGCAATGCGTAATATTCTTTGCTTGTTTGATTGCCTTGCCCATCGTCCGATATCTCTTTGCTTTTCTTAATATCGACTGTTGCTTCACCACTTTGAACTGCGGTGTTGATGTTTGACAATCCGCGAGACATTCCCACCCATTGCCGATCAGAAAAGTCTGTACCTTTTAATGGTTGATAGTATTTACCCGTGGCACTTTTATCAGTGTTCTCAACTGTGTAACCACTTCCAGATTTAATGGCGTTTAATGTAATGTCGCCAAAATATCCGCCTTCTTTTTCGTTTCTCAGTTTTGGAATAGTAAATTTTCCATCACCAGTAGCATCAAACTTATATATCTCTAGCGGTTCTCTTGGGACTTCAATTATTGAGCCGTTTTCATCGTAGCTATATGCTTTCCCACCGCCACCCACAAATACAGAACTACCAGCATAATAAGTGGGTAAAGGCTTTAATTCTGTAGTTGATAAAACTCGACCTTTAGGGTCAATGTATGCCCCACCGCTTTGGATTGTCTTGATGACATTTCCAAACCCAGCATTCTTACTAATGAGCGTGTCTAGAGTTGTCATTATGATACTTTAATGGTTAATGTTTTTATTAAACAGTGCCATTAGCCACAATGTTGCCCAACACAGTCAGGTTGCCTGATGTATCAATCTTCATCACATCTGTTCCTGATGCCCTGATGTACAGAAATGAACCACTCTCAACAAAGCTGAAGTTGGTGAAGGTTCCATCTGCTTTACTGGTAATGGCAGTCTGAATGTTGGTGAACTCAGTATCAATCTCAGTTCCCTTAACAACCTTGCTTGCATTCCCTGGCGACAAAGCATCTTTAGCCGCAAAGTTGGTGGTTTTGGTGTAATTTGCCATGTTTCTTCCTTAAACCAGTTTGCCGTTCTTGGCTTGTATCTCAATCTTTTGAATGCTCACAGGATAACCATTGATCTGCACTTCATAACCCGTCTGCACAGTCTTGCCAGAACCTGATGTTTGACCAACCAAAGTCTGCAAAGAAATGCCATCTGAGTAGTAGGCAACAGGAACACCATTTGCCCCATATTCAGCAGTCCCATATTCAGACACAGTAGACTGAGGAATTTGCAATGTGGTGGAGTAATACTGACCAGAGAAGTCATATCCCCACTTGATGATGAAGCCTTGGTTTGAACCACCAATCACCACCACAGAAATGCGCTTCAGAATGGATGTGACATTGGCTTGTCCCAAGTCAGCATAGGTGGTGAAATACTGCAATCGGTATGTGCTTGCATGGTCAAGATAGGTTCCATACTTGCCCACATAACCATTCTTGCCAATCAACAAGTCTCCATTGCGTTTAGCAAGGAAAGCAGTTGGAGTGATGGAATCCCACACAGTTACCCGTGAAGAACCATCT